AATTAGAGCCTGGTTTCGTTGGTTTCAACTTAAGCAAAATACTCCAGCTCCAGACCTGGCTTGCTACGAACAAGACTGTACCCCTCGACCCGTGGTTAGAATTGCCTTTACCATTGGCCCAACCGGAATTAGCAATTACCGAGTGGTTAAATACCAATATCAAGAAGAAGCGAGCACCTCGCCAAGAACACCTGATGTTGATTGGACCGACCAAAACTGGCAAGACTCACTTAGTGAATCAACTCCGCAACTACCTGAGAGTCTACGACTGCCCGGTTCAAGGTCCATTTTTTGCCCCTTGGACCGACAACATGTACGACTTAATTGTTATGGAGGAACTCCATGCAGGTTGGACCGTCTCAGACCTACTGAGATTTTTGGATGGTTCTCCGACGATCCTGAAGATCCATGGTGGTCTTTGCAAGAAGACTCAGAATGTCCCAGTGATTATAACGACGAATCAGCCCTTTTCGCGTTCTTACAAGAACATCACGGATGCTTCCCTTGAAGCATTGGAATCTCGTGTGTTAATGGTCGAAATTCCCGCAGGAAGACAGATTGACGTGTTCCCAGGAATTTCTCCGAAAAATTGTTAAATCAGTGAATTCACCGGAGAAACTATAAATTCACAAAATTAAATAAAGACTTATTTTCATGTTTCCAATCATATGGACAATACTAAAGCGCCTTTTAAAAAACCTCGTCAAGAAACTAAAAAAGCATGCTCGGAAGAAAAAGACCAAGAGTCAGCAGTGCTACGGGCACTTGGACACCTCGAAAGAAAGCTCGAACTAATTCTCGAGGTTCTAGTGGATCATCCGGGCTACGAACTGGAGGATGGAGAGGAGTCCCAGGACGACGAGGAGAACTCAAGTACGTCGATGTAGCTACCATAGGCCAACAAGCAAATCAATCTGGAGTTTTAACCCTCCTAAGCGGTATAGCACCTGGAACTGGTGCAAGCCAAAGAATCGGTAAAAAGATCATGATTAAGAGCCTCTTAATCCGCGCAGCTATCGGTGGAAGCACCGGTACTTTCACTATTCCTTTTCAAGGATCAGTTAGATTCCTGGTAATCCAGGACAAGCAATCTAACGCTACTGCTCCTACTGTAGCTCAAATATTGGAGGTTGCAACCGGAACATCAGCTATGAACATGGACAATCGAGACAGATTTTCAGTAATTATGAATAAGTCCGTACCTATTGACCAAAACGGTGGACATCAGTCCGGTAAAATCAATGTTTACAAGAAGCTTAATTTCCCGATTATCTTCAACGCAGGCACCGCAGGCACAGTAGCTGATATTACCTCTGGCTCTATTTACTTACTATTGATCGGTGAGCAATCCCTTGTCGCAGCTCCAACAGTGGATCCAATTACTACCTGGTACTCTCGTATTAGATACGACGACTCCTAAAGCGGAGTGTGTGCGAAGCTAAGCACGAAGCCTGTACACCATAAATAAATTACCATTCAAGCTAAACGCAGTTTTGTAAGGAGGCCGCCGGTCACGGCCGACTGGTACGGTTAGGGCCGACCGCAGGTCATTTAGGGAACCGAAGGTTCTATTAGGTGGAGCCGAAGGCGGGTTGTAGGGGTTATTGCTAAATAGGTGCCTTAGGCCCGTCCCCGCCCGTCGCGGCCCGTCGCCGCCCGTAACACGAAATTTCCCAAATTGTGATTCAGAATCACCGGGGGAGTATTTGACTAAGTTTGACTACGGAAAAACATAAAAGGGATTTTGGCGATACTAATATTACTATCGCCAACAGCCCTCAAGCCCTCATGTCAAGACAAAAAGACTTAAAGAATATATTTCTTACCTACCCTCAATGTCCGATCCCTCCCCGCTGCCTCCTGGACTTCTTGGTCGACCTACTGAAGGACAACTTAGATTGCTGCGCCATCTCGCAAGAACTCCACCAGGATGGCAATCAACATTTGCATTGCTTCTTGCAGCTGAAAGAGAAAATCAGATTGAACAAAGAGCAATACTCGTACTTCTTCGACTTAAACTACGACGATCCGTGCTATCATCCGAACGTCCAGTCCGCCCGCAACGTCAGAAACGTCGTAAAATACGTGGTTAAAGGCCGCTTCAATGGTGCCATGCAAGACTTTGTTGAATATAACATGTCTTGCGGAGACTTACTCTCAAAGAAAAGCCCTAAGTCAGACAAAATAGCCAAGATGCTCAATGAAGGCAAAAGCACTAACGAGTGTTTTGAATTAGAGCCTGGTTTCGTTGGTTTCAACTTAAGCAAAATACTCCAGCTCCAGACCTGGCTTGCTACGAACAAGACTGTACCCCTCGACCCGTGGTTAGAATTGCCTTTACCATTGGCCCA